AATACTCAAGTTCAAATGATTAAGGAGTTTTAAATGGGTTCACCAACACAAGGCGGTCAAATGAGACCTCAGCCTCAAATGCAACAACAAAGACCTATGGGTGGACAACAAAGCCCACAAGGTAAAGGCCCTGGTTTACCTATGCCACAACAACCTCAAATGGGCGGCAATAGACCTTATCAACCAGTAGGAGCAAACAATGGTCCATTTAATCCGAACCCTGTTCAACCAGTTAATCAACCACCACAAATGCCAGCACAAGGCAAAGCACCTGGTCAATTACCACAAGGCATTACACCACAAATGGTTGATGCTGTTAAACAATATCAAATGCAAAATCCAGGAGCTAAAGGCCCTGCTCAAGCATTACCAGGAATGCAACAACAATTACCACAACAAGGTCCAATAGGCCCTAACTTTGGTGCAATGCAATAATGGGTCAAGCAGCTCAATTAGGTCAACAAGGTTCTGAGTATGGTCAATATGGTAGCCAACCCATAGGTCCAGCATCGCCTTTTGGAATGAATCTTAATACGGATGAAAACAAACGTGTTAATGATTACAATGCAACAACAAATATTCCAAGCCCTCAATTACCAGCTAACATACCTAATCAAAATGCGACATGGTATCCAGGAATGTATCCAACTAATCAACCACAGTTTGGTACCAACGCTTATTCACCACAAACATTTAACTTACAAGGCCATCCTGGTGATGGTCATAATCCTTTAGGTACTGGATCTACAATGCCTAATCAAGCTATGTCTAGCCAAGGTCAAATGGTTAAACAAATGGCTACTGGTGGAACAAGTAGTTTATTCTCTACAATCATGCCCAAGACAGCAAGCGGATCACAACCATCAACTATTGAGCCTGTTGTAGTAAATAAGTTTTCACCTTCTCAAGAAGCAATAACACATCCAAGCACAGTTCCATCTGTTAAAAATTTGTTATCAAATGGAAAAGGATCATCTAACAATAATATGCCTGGTATTTTAGGCATTTATGGTGCTTTAGGTAATAGTAACAGAAATCAAAACAATATTGATACCAACTCACTGATTAATGCATTTGGTAAAGGCCCTGCTTCTACTATTACAGAGCCAGCAGCACCACCAACACCTGAGGTTCCAAGAGTTGTTTATCAGCCTACATATGCACAATATGCACCAGTAAATAGAATAGAAACTGATTCATATGGTAACCCTTTGTATGCTAATGGTGGTTTAACTTCTATAAGGAAATAATATGAGAGCTTCTCGTGGAATGGGTGATATTGCACCCTCAAAAATGCCTAAAGGTAAAACAAAACCCCGTAGAGATAATACGGACTTTACACAATATGCCAAAGGAGGCAAAACCATGGCTACTAAAAATTGGATTCAAGATGCAATTAAGAAACCAGGTAGTTTGCGTAAAGCGCTAAAAACTAAAGCTGGTGAAAAGATTCCAGCTGGTAAACTTGCGTCTGCCGCAAAAAAACCAGGTAAGATTGGTCAAAAAGCTAGATTAGCTAAAACATTACGCAAATTAGGTAAATAATGGCACAAACTACAGGTACCTCAGTCTTTAATTTAAACATGAACGACCTCATTGAAGAGGCGTTTGAACGTTGTGGTTTAGAGTTAAGATCAGGTTATGATTTTAGAACAGCAAGACGAAGCTTAAATCTACTTACTGTAGAATGGGCTAATCGTGGCATTAATTTATGGACTGTAGAAGAAGGTCAGATTCCTTTGGTTACAGGTCAAATTACTTATCCATTACCTGTAGATACTATTGACTTATTAAGCACAGTGGTTAGAACTGGTTCAGATACCAATCAAGTAGATATTAATATTAGCCGTATTTCAGAAGATACATATTCTACTATACCTAATAAAAATGCTAATGGTCGCCCTATACAAGTTTGGATTAATAGACAATCTGGTAATTCATCTATTTCTACTGTATACTTATCAGCTTCTATTAGCTCATCTGATACTACAATTTCAGTAAGCAGCGTAGCTAATTTAGCAGCAACTGGATATGTTCAAATAGATAATGAAGTTATCTTATATCAAAACATAGATAATGCTACTAACCAATTATTAAATTGCTTCCGTGGTCAAAATAATACCACTGCAGCCGCACATATAGCGACTACAAGCCCTTATAATTACTTAACCATACCATTACTACCTACAATTAATGTATGGCCTACACCGAACTCTGGTGGTGATTATACATTTGTATATTGGAGATTAAGACGTATTCAAGATGCTGGAACTGGTGTTGTGATTAATGACATTCCTTTCCGTTTCTTGCCAGCCATGGTAGCTGGATTAGCATTTTACTTGGCTCAAAAAGTACCAGAAGTTGATCCAAATAGAGTAGCTATGTTACAAGCTGATTATGAAAAACAATGGGATTTAGCATCTCAGGAAGATCGTGAAAAGGCAGCGATTAGATTCGTGCCAAGAAACATGTTCTACACAAGGTAAGAAATGCCTAATAAATATTCATCAGGTAAATATGCGATTGCCGAATGCGATCGTTGTGGACAAAGATACAAGCTTAAAGAGCTTACAAAAATGGTCATTAAGACCAAGCTTTTTAACATTAAAGTTTGCCCAGAGTGCTGGGACCCAGATCAGCCACAGTTACATTTAGGTATGTATCCTGTAAATGATCCACAAGCAGTACGTGAACCAAGACCAGATGTAAGCTATAATGTAGGTGGTACAACTGGTTTAATGACAAACCCGTATGATCCAGATGTTAATAATACGGATGATGCTGGGTATCCTACTGATGGTAGTAGGCAAATTCAATGGGGATGGCAACCTGTAGGTGGCGCTAGTCAGTTTGATGCTGCATTAACGCCAAATTACTTAACACCACTTGTGTTAATTGGCGATGTTACAATAGTTACAACTTAAGGAGAAACAAAATGGCATTTAGAAAAGCAGCTGATGGTATTACTAAAAAAGGTAAAACTAAAGGTACAAATTTAGGCGACACTGGTCCTAATGTTGGTATTCAATCCAGCAAAGGATCTAAAGGCGCAAAGACAGTTACATCTCAAGCAATGAAAGCTATGGGTCGTAATATGGCTCGTGCTAAAAATCAAAAATAAGGATAATAAAATGGCTCAAGTTAAACCAACTACAAAAAATAGCCCACCTATTCATTTAGGTAATGCTAAGAATAATAAGCCTGCGAGTGTATATGCAAAAAATGGTGCATCTACTGAAGCTGGTATGGCTCCAATGGAAGAAGGCGAATACGTTACAACGAAGTCAGCAAAAGATGCTAGTATTAAAGATCCACTTCCTAATGGCGTAAGCTATGGCATTGGTAGACTTAAAACAGATGGTATTGAAATGCGTGGCGCTGGTGCTGCTATCAAAGGCCGTAAATCTAGAGGTCCAATGGCTTAATGAACTACGTTCAACTGTATCAAGCTATACAAGATTATACTGAAACTACTGAATCATTATTTGTAGCTAATATTCCTACCTTTGTAAAAGAGGCAGAAGAGCGCATATATAATTCTGTACAGATACCTGCTTTGCGTAAAAACGTAACAGGATCACTTACAGCAAGTAATCAGTATCTATCTTTACCAAATGATTGGTTATCAAACTATTCATTGGCATTAGTTGATGCTAGTGGCAATTACAGTTACTTACTTAATAAAGATGTAAACTATATTAGAGAAGCTTTTCCAAGCCCAACTTATACTGGACAACCTACGCATTATGCTTTGTTTGGTTCTCAATATGGAAACATTAATGAGTTATCATTAATTTTAGGACCTACTCCAGACTCTGCATATACTGCCGAGTTACATTATTTTTACTATCCACCTACTATTGTACAAGGTGAAATAGGTTCATTAGGTGGTATTACTGCTGGTTCATTATATGTTCCAGGCACATATGCTGATGTACCACTAACTGGCGGTAATGGCAGTGGTGCTACAGCTACTATTATTGTAGGCTCACTTGGCACAGTAACATCTGTAACGCTTACGAATGGTGGACAATTTTACGCTGTTGGAAATACATTAAGCGCAGCCAATACAAGTATTGGTGGTAGTGGGTCTGGCTTTGCAATATCAGTAGGATCAGTCACTAATGCTAATGGTACAAGCTGGTTAGGTGATAACTATGATCCAGTATTATTATATGGTTCATTAAGAGAAGCTATGCTATTCCAAAAACAAGAGCCAGATATGATTAAAAATGTTGAAGATAAATATGCTGAAGCATTATCTCAACTTAAACGTCTTGGTGATGGTCTTGAGCGTGGTGATGCATACCGTGATGGTCAAACTAAACTTAAGGTTAGATCATGATTGTTCAAGAAGCTTGTACTGTTTTTAAATACAATATGTTAAGTGGCGCTGAAGACTTTAATAGTCCAAGCCCATATGTATATAAAATAGCTTTATACACAGCTAATGCTGACTTAAATAGCTCAACTACTGCATATACATCTACTGGTGAAATTACTGGTACTGGCTATACAGCTGGAGGTTTAACGTTGACACCTACTGTAGGAAGTAGTGCTACAGACAATGTAGCTTATATATCATTTACTAATGTAACCTGGAGTCCAGCAAGTTTTACTTGTAGGGGTGCTTTAATTTATAATAGCACTACTGGAGCAGCGGTAGCAGTATTAAATTTTGGATCTGATAAAACAGCTACATCAAGCTTTCAAATTCAGTTCCCATCAGCGACAGCAACAAGTGCAATATTAAGAATAAATTAAGGAGAAATCATGATAATAGAATCTAATGGCTTTGGAGATAATGCAATAGCCACATTAAATACAAACACTATGTTAGCTGATAATGTAGGTATTGATGGTTTTTACCATGTGATTTGCCATGATAAAGATGGCAATTTTAAATGGGAAGAAAAGTTTGATAATCAAGTTGTTCAAGCTGGTAAAATACTTATGTTTACTGCTTTACTTCAAACAACAACTACTTTAGTAGGTCCATTTTTAGGTCTTGTATCTGGCACAGGTAATACATTTTCACCTACAGATACTATGGCTTCTCATGCTGGCTGGACAGAATTTATCAACTATACAGTAGGCGGTTCAGCAGTGCGTGGTACAGCATCATTTAGTACACCTACAGGTAATGGTAACACTACACCAGGTTCTAACGTAGTAACTGCTACTGCAACAGCAATTACATATACAATTACAGGTGTTGGCGGTACAGTAGGCGGTTGCTTTATTGTAACTGGT